AAAAATGAGAGACAGAGCTGCCTATGATGAAAAGTATGTTACAATGAGAAAAGAGTGGAGATCTAATGAGTGATTTTTTATGGGTTGAAAAATATCGTCCTAAGACGATTGAAGAATGTATTTTGCCTGCAAATACAAAGAAAACATTTTCAAGTTTTCTAAAGAAGGGTGAAGTTCCAAATTTACTACTTGCAGGCCCTGCTGGTTGTGGTAAAACTACTGTTGCAAAAGCTCTGTGTCATGAACTTGGTGCAGACTTTTATGTTATTAATGGTAGTGATGAAGGTCGTTTTCTTGATACTGTAAGAAATCAGGCAAAGAATTTCGCCTCAACTGTTTCCTTGATGGGTGGTGCAAAACATAAAGTCATCATCATTGACGAGGCAGATAATACAACTCACGATGTTCAACTTCTTCTTAGAGCAAACATCGAAGAGTTTTATGGTAATTGTAGATTTATATTTACATGTAATTACAAGAATAAAATTATTGAACCTTTACATTCAAGATGTGCAGTTGTTGATTTCTCTATCAGAGGAAAAGAAAAACAAGAGATTGCAGTTGAGTTTTTTAAAAGACTTAATTTTATTCTTGATGAACAAAGAGTTGAGTATGATAAAAAAGTAATCGTAGAACTCATTAATAAACATTTTCCCGATTGGAGGAGAGTGTTAAATGAGTGTCAAAGATACTCAGCAAGTGGTAAAATAGATACAGGTATTTTAGCAACATTTACAGACGTTTCAATCAATGATCTCACCAAAAATCTCAAGGAAAAAAACTTTTCGGCAGTCCGTAAGTGGTGTGTCGATAACTTGGATAATGATCCTGCTATACTTTTGCGTCGTATCTACGATGCTCTTTATAGTTCCCTCAAAAACTCTAGTATTCCTGCTGCTGTTCTCATTATTGCTCGGTATCAGTACCAGATTGCCTTTGTGGCGGATCAGGAAATTAATCTCCTCGCTGCGCTCACGGAAATAATGTTGGAGTGTGAATTCAAATGAAGTATAATCAAATTTGTTTAACACTTCTAGTAATCTTATCTTTCTTAAATTATCTAAAATGAATTGCTGGCATTGTAACGCAGAGTTAATCTGGGGCGGAGACCATGACATTGACGAAGACGAAGGTATGGAGTATGATATAATTACAAACTTAACTTGTCCTAAATGTGAATCTTATGTAGAAGTCTACCATAAGATCAAAAGTAAACTATGATTTTTTTAGCATGTCCGCCAGTTTATACTTTGCCTGGCACTTGGAATGATCCAGAAAAAATTGCAAAGTGTAATGAAACACTCATACCACATTTTACATTTAATCCTGATTATACTTTTGGTATATCAATCGCAGTGATTACTGTTCTGTTGGCCGCATATGGCATATACAGAGGTTTTTTTGCAAACAAAGGATTAACTGACCCTTGGGATGATCACGATGACTAAATCTTACAACAAAATAAAACATCAAGTAAAATCCAATAAGTATTATCTTTTCTGGGGCGCCTGCACTATCGGTGTCTTGTTGGGACAAATATATGTTGGTAATGGATATCGTAGAATGGCTGAATCAAATGATGCAATATCTGCTGACATTAACTTACTAGTGGAGGTTCTTACTATGCCCTCACCTCAAGCGATGCCTGTTCCAAATTATGATTATGAAATGCCCATCTTACAATGAATCTAAGTGAAAGTGATGCTGCATATGCAGCAAACCAATTCATCGATTACTTCTCTAATATGGGTCGTATCGATGAATATCTTCGTAATGTAAAATTAGATCGTATGTCAAAGATGCCGACATATCTTCCTGGCTGTGGGCCTGAGGAGGATATGTTTGATGCGTTTGATATGCACCCAAATGACATGGACTTTAAAGTCTATGCTGCTGGAAAAGAAGATAGTTTCACAAATGAATATTTCAATGAGAGACTACAGATAACAACATCTCATTCGATTGAGAGTTCAATTCCTGGCAAGTCACTCAAATGGATTGTCATGGAAACAAATACTAAAAAGATTGTAGGATTTATTCGTTTTGGATCTCCTACAATTAACTGCAAACCTCGTAATGATTGGTTAGGAAGACCACCAGAGTTGAAGAGATTCAATCGTCATTCAATCATGGGATTCATTATCGTTCCCACTCAACCATTTGGATTTAATTATCTGGGTGGTAAACTTCTTGCTTTGTTGTGTTGTTCTCATGAAGCTAGAGAACAGTTAAATAGTAAATACGGATCTGATATTTGTTTATTTGAAACTACGTCATTATATGGCACAACCAAATCATCATCTCAATATGATGGTTTGAAACCGTATATGAGATACAAAGGACTCACCATGAGTGACTTTACTCCTTTGTTACATGATGATGTCTTTAAAGGTTTAAATAAATGGTTTATCGAGAGAAACAACAACAAATTATTGGTCAAGGAGGACGCCTCAAGTCGCAAATTGAAGACTCAACAAAAGATGATATCCATCATCAAAAAGAGCTCGTCTTCTCAAAAGGCTGCGGAATTCCAGACTGCAATTGTAAATGCAAAGAACCTCACTGAAAAGAAAAGAGTCTACTTCAGTGACTATGGATTTGCTAATTCTAG